AAAAAATATCCAACTATTCTTCTTTCAGTTTCTTCTCCTACAACCATCTCGGTAACATCAGCAATGATGTCCTCCCCAGATTTTAAGAGTACTAATTTAGCGGTCATAATAGATATTTACCTCCTTATATTATATCAATAAAAAAAGGAACCGTCAAGGTTCCTTTGTGGTGTGCTCTTCAATTACATCTTGTAAAGCATCAAAAGTTTCAATACTTTCAATATCTGATATAAGTCGAGAGAGTTGATGAATGACAATAGGTTTTTCATTCATTGCAGCAGATTTAAGTGCTGCTCTTAGATGTGATTCAGCTTCCAACAGATGATCTGTTGTATGCTCTGATAAAGCCATAATTAAAGATACTCTTTACGAGCGTGATGTTTTGGTACTATCTTATTTAGTTCTACCGTTAATAATCCATCTTCAAACTTGACGGATCCAACCTTCGTATCATCGGAGACCTTCCAAACTCGTTCAAAGGAACGTTGGGCCAATCCTTTATGGATAAATTCTCCATCAACTTTCGATTCTTCTTTACTGCCTTTGACATATAGTTTTCCAAACTCCGTATAGACTTTGAGCTCATCTTTCTTGAACCCCGCAAGGGCGATTTCGAGTTTCGACTCATGATTGTTTAATTGTATTAAATTATATGGTGGATAATTTGATTGTGGGAAATCTGAATTAAAGAAACTGTTCAGATAATCATCCATCCCTATGCTGTTCTTGGTAATCTTATCAAAAAGATCTGGAAGATTTGCAGCATTGTATCTTGCTAGTGTGTTCATGGTTCTCCTTTAAAAGCGAGTGTGAATTGTGTACCCTTACGGCGTACACTACTAATTATACAGGAAACATAAAAAAACGGGGTGGTGAACCCCGTCTAGTATTATTCGGTTTTCCTAATCTAAAACCAATCGACATTCACTAATACAACTTTTGTCATCTATTGCACAGTCAGTGATACACTCAAAGTATTCTGTTACCTGGTCTGTATCATTGGACTCTTCATATGAAGGCCATGCTTTGAGATTATTATACGAGATTAAATTGTGCATTTTACCTCCAGTGTACTTCTAATGTTTTCATATTAACACAAAAGTATTTATATGTAAAGCATTTTTTTCAAAGACTTTAGTAAAGTTACGTATCTTCTGCTGGTTTAGTTTTCTTACCTATATTATACTTCTGTTCTAATATCCAATCTCCTTTATCTTTATAAGAAAGAACCTTAATTTGATTAAGTGGTGCAATATCAGTAACTGCTTCATCATTGACTACAGAGATAAGGCCCCAATCAGCCAGAAGACGGGTAATACGATTCCTACGTTGAACATCATTACCTGTAAGGTTAGCATGTTTACCGTCAAGAGCAAACAATTCCTTAAAATGTACAATATAATACCTACCCTGCTTATGCAAGATATGACAACTCTGATATAATTTCTTTTCCTTTCTTGATGCTACACCAATTCTTGTGAGAGTTTCTCTTACCTTTAAGAAATCATCTGGTTCATTTAGGGTCACCTCTACCATTTGGGCTTGCGACCACTGGACAGTAGGTTCTGTGGTAGTCATTTCGATCCTCCAATTTCAAGTCGTTGTTTAATAAAATTAATTTGTTCAGGGGTTAATATTTTCAAAGCATTAGATGCCTTTTCGTTACTATAACCATAGTATTGTTTAATGATTTCGAGGTCTGTGACTTTATCCTTACGGAGCCAGGGACTGAATCTCTTTCTTTTCCTAAGTGTATTTAGATAAAATGAATATTGCATGTCCTTATCAAGGAAAGAGTATTTATTCATCTCATTTGTAAAGAGAATACAATCAAGGTTTCCTGATAAACAACGATTAATTATATAAGGTGCATAAGTTTTAATCTCAGAAGGATCTTCCTCAATAAGATTTTGCTTATTGAAGTTAATAGAATTAAGCCAGTCCTTTAATTCCAATGTCTTATGACCCCTGCAATAATAAAACAGTTAGTGATGAGATAAGATACGAAAATAATAGAACGTACCAGAACAATGTAATTGTCGTATCGTTTAGTCTTTTCATCAGAGAAGCTACCCAGTGCATACTTCCATATTCTCCACATTTTTTTCATAATTAAAAAGTAATAGTTCCTTACGTTTTTGTTGTTCTCTCATATACTCACCAACCGACCTCATGGTATATGTTAAATCAAACTCTGCTGCTTTCCATTGTAATCCAGTAAACCTATCTTTGACAAGTTGTTCTGAATTATAACTAATCAACATAGGTATTGAACTCTGACTACAATCTTCTGCAAACTTATCATGGTCAAATCCTTTATGCATTGCACCCTTCTTACCATATAAGTTATCTTTAATATCATAAGGAGGATCCATATACATAAAAACTCCCTCATGATTATTTTCTCTCATCAAATATTCATAAGAATATGAATTAATATTCCAATTAGAAATTATCTCAGAATAACCAGGCAACTTCTCAATACCTCTCATAGAAAAATTAGATACCGATGCTTGTTTAGAAAATGATGATGACTCAGTAAGTCCTGAGAAACTACATTTATTAACAATATAAAATGCTGCTGCACGTTCTACACAATCAACACTTGGATCATTAATTCTTTTCTTAGACTCAAGAAATAACTCTTTTGCTGATGATGGTTCTGGATGAGTAGACTTATAATTTTTTATTTTTTCTGTTAAGTCATCTCCAAATTGTTGCAGCTGCCACCAGAAATTTACAAGAGGTTCGTAAAGATCATTAACCCAAATCTTTAAATGTGGGTACTTTTTACTAACATGTATAGCAACAGAACCACCACCAAGGAATGGTTCACGAAATTCAGTATACTCTCTCAAGTCTGGAAAGTATAAATCCATTTTGGTGCAAGCACGAGACTTACCACCAGGATAACGAAGAGGGGTTTTCAATGATTTCATTTCGGTAACTTCCGATTAAAATTCCAATAATCAAATTTTTGCCAAGTATAGTATACACCAATTAATGTTCTTTTTACAAACTCTTCAAGAAATATTAAAGAGATAAAAAAACAATCTTCTAAAGTTTTCATAAATCCAAATGCAACTGTACTGCAGCTGCAGGAGGTGTATAAGATGTATCATGAAAATTACAATATTCATTAAAAGTAATCTTCATTTCTTTTTGCGAGAGACCACAATATTTTGCTGCTTCAGGTACATTCCATTTTGCCCTAAACAACATTTCCATTGCGTGACGAGTCTCTTGCCTCATTTAATAAAATCTGGGACCATACTCTCTACCAACTTCAACCTCAACTGTGTCAAAAATTCTGTTTAGTGAACGAGCAAACGTTCTATATCCAGAACCAACATATACTTGTCCAAGTACAACTGATACTGTTGCTACACCCCAAAAGATATAATAGAATCGTGATTTAACTTGTGCTCTCACTTTTTCTTTACTAATCATAATAATAGGTACACTTATATCTATTCTACACTAACTAAGCAAAAGTTGCAACCATAACTATTCTACGACCAAAGGTTGGAGGGTGATGATAATGTTTACCTTCAAAAATTATAATTTCATCTTCAACAGGAGAATGTCTATCCTCTCCAACTACAGTATCCCCATCAGTATCTGACATATAAATTATCATATTCTTGTGAGGAAAAGAATGATCAACATGCTCAAAAGCAGGTAAATTATTTACAGTAGGATGTACGCAATTAATACCCATACGATAAACAACATCTACATCTAAATCATTTGCCTTAATAATCTCATCTAAAACAACATATGCCTCTTTAACTTTCATTGAACTTTCTATAGAATATTTTGCATCTCCTGGTCCTGATAACAAGGTGTGAAAATCAAATCCAAAATTTTCATGACCATCATGGATAAGACCATCTTCTATAGTCAAAATAGTACCATTATCCCAATACCAAGGTATCCAACTACTAAAGACCCAATCTTTAAATTGAACATATTGCCGAGTTTTAGGATTATGTAAAACCTTAATCATGTGTTCTTTTATCCTCTTCAAGTTGTAGTTGTCTTTCAAACTCATACTTTAATGTACTTAAAGGTTGAGATAAAAAAGTTTCCCATTCATTATCTTCAATCAAATCTTCAAGATGTGCCACATGCTCTAACGCATATACTAACTTAACATGGTTATTCATCCTTGGCATCCGCTATGTCCTGTAATTGGTACAAACTTACTAAATCTAAATGCACAGATTCCATAAAATCATATGCTTCATTATTTACTTGACGATCTACAATAGAAACTACACGGTCAACCTGATATCCAGCATCACGAAGTCTTGTTGCTGCTTTAATAGCAGAACCACCTGTAGTAATAACATCTTCTAAAACAACCACCTTAGACCCTTCTGGAAGAACTGGACCTTCAATCCATGCACCTGTACCATGACCTTTAGGTTCTTTGCGAACAATTAAACCAGCAA